AGTGATATCATTTTGGACAAATCTAATGTTGAAGATGAAGATTTGGATTATTTCAAATCATTGGCTGAAGCAAAGTAGTAAAAAATCCCATGCAAGTTGACCCCGCTTCGGCGGGGTTTTTTATTGGAATTAAGTAAGAGAATAGCCTTCAAACATTGTCTTAACTAAATCATTATCATAAACATTAGGTGGTGCAGATGCGACTTGTGATGCAGCTTGGCCGCCAGCAATATTATTAGTAGTTTGATTTACTGTGTTATTACCGCCGCCAGCAGCTGCTCGGTTAAGGTCAGCATTAGCTTGGGCACTACTAGCAACTTTTTGGCCTGAATTTGGTGGCGTAGTTGCAGCTGCAGCAACTTGTGATGATCCTTTTTGTGTAGATGAACCAGCTGAAAAATATGTTGCTGCGGATGTTCCGTTAGCATCTGTTCCAGATTGTCCTTGAGATAAAGCTTTAGCTCCGCCTGGACCTAATAAATGTGCGGCCGCTAAATAACCAGCTACATCTTGTGGAGAACTGTTATTGTTTACTACTCCAATTCTTGATAATGTATTGTAATTCTGTTTAGTATATTTGGAAAAAGTATCTTCTTGCAATTGGCCATTAGATAGAAAAGCTTGTTTTCCGCCTTCAATGTTCCAGTTATTAGGATCATCAAGAGCTCTTTGACCCATTCTACCAACTCCCTTTTTAACGAGGCCAGTATCTTCTAGTGCCATAGCGCCAAATTGATATTTACCAACATATCCAAGCTGGTTTACAACACCATAATCTCCACCACTTTCTTTCATTCCAATTTTATCAGCATAAGCTTTAAAATCAATTGGAATACCTGAATCTGAAGCAACTTGACCTGAAGTTGCTTTTGATGGTGATGTTCCGCCAGCTGTTGATCCAGAACCGCCAGTAGATGGAGTCGGCTTACTAGTAGCAGGAGCACCACCACCACTAGCTGCAGGAATACCACCACCAGCTGCAGAAGCACCACTTGCAGCAGTTTTAGCAACACCAGATGCTTTTTGTGCTTGAGCTAAATCTTTATCAGACATAGCAGCTAAAGCAAGCATTCCACTTGTTAAATCTTTAAATCCTTGGCCTAATTTAGATAGGTTTTCACCATCAATATCTTTAAATAATTGTAATTGTTTAGCTAATTTAGCTAAAGGACCTTTTTCTGGATCATCTTCACCAAAAAAGAATTCTTTAATTCCTGTTATAACTTTAATACCAAAAAGAGCAGCTAGTCCAGCGGTTAAAGCAACCAATGCACCACCAACCTTTAAAAGATTTGTTCCATTTAATTCACTAAGAGGATTTAAACCACCAGCTAAATTTATGAGAAGTTCTTTTATTCCATCTGAACCACCTAATAATTTTACAGCAGTTCCTGATAAAGCTAAAGCAGCTAAAAATGCTCCTAAACCAACTCCAACGGCGCCAATACCTAAAGCTGCACCGCCTGCAAGACCAGTTGCGCCAAATAAAGCTCCAGCACCCAACAATGATCCTAGTGCAATCAAACTATTTGGTTCAAATGCATTTAAACCTTCAGCAAGATTAACTAATAAATCTTTAACTCCAGCTGCGCCGCCAAACATTTGAACACCAGCACCACCCAAAGCTAGGCCTGCTATGAATCCACCAAAGCCAAGGCCAACAGCACCCATGCCAATGGCACCATTTAGGCCAACACCAAATAAAGCACCAGCACCAAGTAGTGTGCCAAGAAATACTAAACTACTAACATCAAAAGCATTTAATCCTTCAGCAAGATTAACTAATAAATCTTTAATGCCACTTGCACCACCTAATGCATTTACAGCAGCACCACCCAAAGCTAGACCCGTTATGAATCCACCAATACCTAATCCTATTGCGGCCAACCCAACACCTTTTCCTAAACCACTCATTGCTTTATCTAAAGCTCCTAAACCAATATCCTTTAATGAGGCGGCTCCGCCTTTACCAGCAGCAGTTGGTTTAGTTGATGGTGTGGTATTTTGTTTTTTAAATTTAGATTTATATTCTTTGTCACGAGCAGATTCTTTTTTAAAAAACTTATCACCGCTGGTTGCAGGAGATTCTTTAACAGATTTAACCAATATAGCGGTATTCTGTTTCATTATATTAATATCAAATGCTATTCTTGATAAATTTAAAGATTCTTTTGCAACAATTCTCATATTAACAAACATTTCATCAAACATAGCACTATCAATTTGTGATGGTGAATCAGAAATTTTAGAATTTTTTACATTAGTTGGAGCTCTATAAGCTTTAAATAATGACGGTAAAGCAGCAGCCAAAAATCCTTGTTGATTAAATACATTTCTAGGATCTATTTTTTCTAAAGCAGCTTTTCCAAAAGTTGAAGCTACACCTCCGCCTTGAGATTTTTCTGCTTTATAAATATCTGCTAGTCGTGTTGATTTGTTTTGTGCCATTTACTTTCTTTTTTGTTGGTTTTTTAATTTTTCATTTTCTGAATCAAGATATTCAATTAACATATCAATATACAGCTGTCTTTCCCAAGGTATCATTTCTTCCAATTCACTCAAACTATACTTATGGTGTTGCATTAAAGAAAAGTTTGTTTGATAATAATTACCTAAATTTTCATGGGAAAGACCTATCCGAAAAAATTTTGAATACCCTCAATAACCATTTCCTCTTTATAATTACATTTTGGACAATTAAAATCAAACTTCTTAATTATTTTTGGAGCAGTTGCAAAGAAATTTTGTATTTTGGCCAAATCTGTTTGTTGCATACTTTCAATAAAATCTACCAATTCTTTTTTGGGAGTATCTTTTGCATAGTAAATATTATCTTTATCGTAAATATAATCAATACAATCAATAATAACATTAAACATATCAACTTCAGTTTTAATATTAAGGTTGTTAACAATATTAAAATTTGGATATTTCATAACAACACCCATATTTCCAGTTAATTCAATTTTATCCGAATGTTGTGGATTTATTGTTGGTTCAACTTCTAAAAGATTAACATCAATTTGAACTAAACCACCGCAAATCTTATCTTCATTCTTTTCATCTTTTACTGTATTATTACAAACATATTTTAAATTTACAATTTCTCCTACTGACCTTGCTCGTAATTGCATAAACAAATGTTCAAGGTCAAAAGTTGGTAATGTATTGATATCAACATTTGAATCCAAAATACAATTAGCTAATACTTGTCTAATAGCATTAATAACATCCTTTGCATCATCTGACTGTGAAGCCATCAAGAACAGTTTTTGTTCTTTTACTAAAAACGGTCTGAATCTAACAGTTTTTCCTGTTGAAATTAGTTTTGTTTCATAAATCGGCACATCAATTTTAGGTAAAGCCATTTTATATCCTCATTAATTAAAAAATCTTAGCAAGTGTGTTTCCTATTCCAGCGTTAATATTGTTTCCTGTTTTACTAACAAATGGTGCAATCTTAACTCCAAATAGTGCGACAGCAGCTGCCACCAAATCGTAATTTCCGTCATATACAACACGGTACTTCTGATAAGCAAATTGAACCGACAATCTATGAAAGGTATCTTCCGACCAACTTAAAGGTTGAGCGGCTATACCAATTGGAAAAGCATCAATCAGTTCTATTGCAAATATCTGTTTAATAAAATCATCATATTGAATAATCTTAATATTGGTCATGTACCTAGTTTTTTCACCCTTAGCATATCTAAGGTTGTTTGTATCTGTTGGATTAATTGCTTCTACCCAACGGTCAAATAGTTTTCTTTCATAGAAATCATTGGTACAAATAAAAGTTAAATTTGTATCACCATATTGTGACATATACGGTACCTTAAATGTTGGTCCGTAAACTTTAGCCTCATGCGTCATTAATGTTTTACCTGGCAATTCAGCGGTCTCACATTGTAAAGCTAGATAACGTGACAGAGATGCATTGGATGTCTTTGATTGCTCATCTGTTGGATTGGTATTCGTTATATCTGTTATGCTAGCAATAATTGAATTTGGTAAATTAACCAAACTTTCAAGAATTGATGAACCAACAAAATTACTAATGTATTGCGGAATAGGCAGTATTACTTCAAAGCGTGATGGTTTAGCTGGACCATCCTTTGCCTGCATATTTGATAAAAACAATTGTGGTGAAAATGACATTAGAACTTTTTCCTTGATTCAGACCAAATTTTACTTTTGCTTGCGCCTACGAACATTTCATAGGGAATTAACGCTGCTATATCCCACTCGTCAGCAGAGATTTCTAAAAATCTGCTTTTTATGTGTGTGTAGAGATACCTCTTTATACAAGGGGTATGCTCAAATATTCTTTTAGCGGCTTTCAATGTATCGTATCGTAAACGCTTAAACCTTGTGGTATCATCGTATTCGTGATTATTCAAAAACACACTTAACTTATTCAAAAGGATAACACGTTGCTTTGGATGAATATAATGCAAGTTCAATCCTAAAAAACCGTCTGAGTATCGTTCTATTGGTATAACCAATGGGAACCTATCGTAATATGGCAACGAATCCTTTAACTTCGGGTCGTAAAAAAAGAAATACATACGACCAAGCATGGTATCATTAGTTAGAGGTTTCTTTCTTGAGCTTTCAGCATCTTCTAAAATACTATTTTTGAGCTTGGCAGCATTAGGTTTTAATGCACTAACCTTTGCTCTTAACCAAGTTCTTGCTGTAGCCGTTCGGGCTTCAAGACCTTCTTTCTCAAGCTGTTCTTTTATTCTATCTAATAAATGAGCCATAATCTATTTATATACAAAAATAAACTCCATTATTACCTGCTTTTTGATAGCAAAACCTTATAAGTATTGGTGTTCCGTTTTTAAGAAGTTAGCTTAGCTAATTAAATACCAAGTTCCTTCTCAGTTACCACCATAAACTTCCAGCCATGTTCTTGGCAGAATATATCCGCAGCCTTCCACTTCTCTTGGTTAACGGCATAAGTAGCAGCTTCTTGAATGTACCTCTGAGTCTTTTTTTTCTGAATAGGCATCTTAGTCTGTGCCATGGGTTTCACTTCAATCACATAAGTCATTACGGATCCATCTTTTTGTCTTATTTTAGCAATAAAGTCAGGAAAGTATCTGTGCATCCGATTATCAACTGGTGACTTATAAGGAATTATTAACTCCTCAGAACACCACCATATCACATCTGAGTGGTTATCTAACCACTTCATTACCCTCACTTCCCATGTAGACCTATAGATGATATTGGCTGCATCACCATTATATTTCTTTGGATTCTTGGGTTTGAATCTTCCTTTGTAAGTTTTGCCAAATGTCATATAAATATATGTAGTAAATTTCCTAGGACATTAAATGCCAATCTTTAATCTCACCGACATCACCTTCAAGGCACCGACTAGTGGTAGTGGTCCATTAGCATCATTAGCTGGATCAAAATATGATTTGAATACTTACAAATATCCAATTGATTTAGGAAGCACCGATAAAGCTCATTACATGGTTATTAATATCAATGAGCAAGGAAAGACACAATTT